GGAGTATGACATTGAGTTTGAGATAGAGTCTGGTGCTGTGCAACCGGTAGAGCACGCAGCGGCTCAGGCTGCCATTGACGATGCTGCACGTGTGCGTCAAGCACACGAGACGGGGGTACTGTACTCGGAGCAAGAGGTGGTTTCACGAGCGATGACCAAGGGTGGAACGCCCGCAGACGCCATTGCTGCTGCGGCCATGGCCGTCGCTGCACATCTGCGTCAGACACGCGACGACGTTGGAGGAACGTATCCCGAACAGGGGGCGGGGGGGCGAGTTATGGTCGAAGAGGGATCCCCCGCCGCTGTCGCCGCCGCCGCCGCCGCCGTTGCTGCCGCAGCCATACCCATGCCTGTTGCCACGCGACGTGAGCGTCAACAACACCGGGGGGTCCAGTCGTCGTCGTCGTCGTCGTCGTCGCCGCCAGGGGGCGGTGCGGCGGGTGGGATCACGCGTGTATTCCTGCCTGTTGCACCGGCCGGCGGTAGCGATGATGGCGAACCGTCGCGCCGCGGACGAAAGAGAAAACGAACTGGTGCGCTCAAGCACTCGGCCCGCGGCTGTGACCGATGTGGTGAGTCGTATTGCATCGAGTGGCGACGTGGACCGAATGGCTTGCGAACGTTGTGCAATGGCTGTGGCATTGCATACTCGAAGAAAACTCGCGCTGGCGCGTCGCAGGCCGACATTTCCGCCTTTATGCAAGAAGTATCTAGCAGAAGGCAGTGACGGGTGGCTGTGTATCACTGTTACGTTCTAGTTTTGTTTTCATTACATTCACAACATATCTATATCAATACACGACGGGGGGGTACTGTTACACTACTTGACGACAGAGGTGGCCGTCGAAACGACATCGTTTGCGTAACGTCGCAACAGTAGTGCTGTAACATCGTCTGACTGTGCAAACAACCGTCTGAGCGCATCGACAAAGCGCCTACGCACCGGCGTGGGCTGCTTTACGAGCGCCTCGCGGGTGCATCTAAGTACCTCCTCGAGTTCGGCAGCACGAACGAGCAACGACACGGCGTCAACAGGCAGGCCATCGTCGTCGTCGTCGTCGTCGTAGTCGTAGTTGTCGTCATCGTCGTCGTCACCTACGCCGCCGCCGCCGCCGCCGCCGCCGCCGCCGCCGCCGTCCTCGACTTCGTCATTGTCACTAAAATGCCCCCGGTCACCAGCGTCAATCACGGCAGAGTGAGGCAGGTGTGCCAGGGGTCCAAAGCGGTTACACAGCGGCGGGCCCTGTGGGCCGCGCGACATGTCGCTCGTGGCCAGGGTGCGTGGCTTCATCGACGTTGTGCATCGAATTGCCGTCGGGGACGGGCTGTCGTTTGTCGACGATCGACAACGCATAGCGACACCAGGCGTCGTTCGTCCTGCGCCGCCGCCCTTTGCACCGCCGCCGCCGCCGCCGCCCGCGCTGTTACTGCGACGTCGTATCTTTGCTCCATCGCTGGCACTCGGCTGTTTTGGTGTATGGCCGCTGCTCTGTTTTCGAGGGGTTCGCCCGGGGCCGCGTGGCGTGGTGCTGATGCCTGGGCTCGGTGCGCCGGTACTGGGGGCCTTGCTGCCGTTGCGTGCCTTTGACGACGGGGTCTCGTGTGTTCCGCGGCTTTTTCGTTGTTTTGTAACTATGCGCGTCCTTGTGGTCGTGTTACCATCACGCACCACCGTCGTGCGCTGCACACATGCGTACACTACGTCCTCGACGATCAGTTCATACTCGCGTTCGCTCTCAAACGTTGTTTTCACCATTCGCAGCAGAGGCGTGCACGCGCGTGCGCGTTGTCACAGATGAATGGGCGAAATTTTAACGCCTACACTGACGCCGACACCGCAGAGTGGCCCGCAGCGTGGCGATGGCGCGCGTGGCAAAGTGATACTGCTCCAGTGTTTGCACCATGCCCTCGCGGTGTGATCGCATGGCGCGTAGTACCGTTGCAACGGGCGCCGCGGTCCCGCTGTTTCCATTGTCAGCGCCGCCGCCGCCCGCGTGGGTATCCTCAAACACGCTGTACACGAGCACAAACACTCCAGTGCGCCCCACGCCCGCGCTGCAATGTACACATATGTTGGGGGTCGTCGACGAGGCGATGTAAACGTAATTCAAGAGCGAGATAAACTCGTCGAGACGTCTGGGTACACCAAAGTCTGGCCAGTCGTGCATGTGAAAGTGTGTGACAATATGTGGCGTTTTGTGCGACGACGACGACGTGTACACGGCAAACAAGCGTCGAGTGCTGCCTGCAGACGATAGTTCACACGTGTCCAGTAGCACCACACGGACACCGTCGCCTAGGTCCATGCGTGTTCCCGCGGCGCCCACGCCATCCGGGTAGTACCGGTCGGCCTTTCTCACACCGCGTTCGACAAGGTTAGTCAACATCACAACGACACCCACCGACTGCTCGACGAGCATCGTCCAAAATCGCGCAAAACACCCTGGCAGCGGTGCCTGTGCGCAGATGAATTGTGACCCCGTCGCCGACACGCGCATGTGGCTGGCGTTAATGTAGTCGTCGCATGGCTGGTCACGCGGCACACGCACACGATACTGTTCCTCGGGCATAACGTCGGCCCATCGGTTGCACGCACAGTTGGCCAGGGCAGTTGACCAACGAGCCTGCCGGTCGCTGCGCGAGTTGCGGGCAACGAGTTCGTCTGTGAGTACAGTCCAGTCGGTGATCACACTGTCGGGCGGCGACAGCGACGGATTGCACGCCATGGGGACAGTGGCGGCGGCGACGTGTAGCGCGCTCACATAGCCTTGTAAGGTGGACGGAATAAAAAAACGGGCCGAGGAACTCGTGTTGTTTTGTTTATACCGCAACGACGACGACGAGTGCTGCGTGTGCGTGTGTGTGTGTGTGCGTGTGTGCGTGTGTGCGTGCGTGCGCGCCTACGGAGCGTTTGCAGCAGCCGACCCGCCACAACAGAAGCCCTTCATCGACAAGAGGCCAGCCTTAATGTCGGCGTCAATGACAACCTTGCCCTTCTCAATGTCGATCAGATTGTCAATCACCGGGCCGACCAACTCGTTGATGAGCGGCTTGAGGTACTCCACCTTCTCTGGTACACTCTCGTCGACAATGCGGTTGATGACCTCGATAACGATCCTTCGCTTCTCCATGCCTGTCAACTGCTTAAACGGACCGACGGTGCGCATCAACACAAGCACGCACGTCACGACCGACGCGGGGTGGATCTTGTTCTTGAACGTTGCAATCGACAACTCGAGCGCCGCGTGTACCTGCTGTCGGTTGGCAGCGTTGAGTTTCGCCAGTGCAGCCTCTGCGTCGGCACTGAGTACAAACGGCGTGACGTCGTCGGCAGGTGACACGGCGGCCCGGCTTGTCGCGGCGGTCGGTGGTTGCGAGGACAGTGGCGGTGGCGCCGGTTCGGTGGGCATGCGCGCACCCGAGCCGCAGCACAGCACGCTGCGCAACCCGACAAGACCAGCCTTGAGGTCCTTGTCCAACACAATCTTGCCATTCTCCACGTCGATGAACGTGTCGATTGTCGGGCCCACCAACTCGGCCAGCAACGGCCTAAGGTATGCAACCTTCTCTGGCACACTCTCGTCGATGATGCGAGTGATAACCTCAATGACGATGCGTCGCTTCTCGGTGCCCAGCAACTGCTTGTACGGACCCACTGTCTTCATCGCAACCAACACCGTTGCGACAATCGACGCAGCGTTGATCTTGTTCTTGTACGTCTCGACAATCATCACTAGGGCCGAGTGCACCTGTTGGTAGTGCGTGGTGCCGAGTCTGTTCAATGCACTCTCGGTCTCGGGACTAAAGTTGATCGGCAACGCGTCTGTTGCCATCGTCTCTGCCATTTGTGTAGATACCCCTGGCGATAACACGTGCGCGTGCGCGTGTGCGTGTGCGTGTGTGCGTGAGTTTGTAAAGGTGCACCTCCTCTTGCCTGTTAGGCAGAAATTATTACGGCATCACGGCCGCGTTGCGCCTATTGGAGAAGGTAGGTTGCGATTGCCGACGTTACCGCCAACGCGTCGGCGAGCCACCCATCGTGCCTGTTCACTCGCGTGCGAGCCACCTCGATCATTTCCGTACTCAACGCGGCGCTACACACGGGACAGCGACGCCCCCCTCGCTGCGGCGACGTCCACTCGTACATGCACTGCGCGTGAAACACGTGCGCGCATGGCAACGCAAACAGGCCCCCATCTCCTGGGCCAGTCGGCCGCTGACATAACACGCATGTCGTGGGCGGCCGAGTGTCTCTGCTGCCGCTTCCGCCCCCACGGATAAGTGTTCCTACGCCGATCGCATGCGTCAAGCGAGTAGCCATCGGACCAGCGAGCGCCACGAGGGCATTGCACGACGACGACAATGTTGCGTTTGTCTGTGGCGGCGGTGCAAAGTTGAGAACAAACCGCACGAGCATCACACACTCATCCCACGAGACGAGACCACTCTCGTAAAACGCCCGACACTCACGCACGTCCACGGCACGTCGGCACGTCGGACACGTCGGCGCTGTGTATGACAGCCACGAGCGGATGCATGACCCATGAAACGTGTGAAGACACCCTCGCAACGTGTAAAGTTTGTCGACGCGCACACGCTCGGCGTGTATCGAGTCTTGGCACACGTCGCACAGCGGCGGTAGCGGCGGCGACGACGACGACGACGACTGTGGTGTTACAATCGACCTCGTCGGCGATCCCGTAGCAGTCGACGCTGTCGTCATTGCTACACGCGCCCTGTCCCTACAGCCTCGACAGCGCGGCGGCGGCGGTTGGTGCAAAGTAGGCGGCAAACCCGACGAGCACGGCGATGACAAATGCGTGTATCCACAGTGCGCGGTCGTCGTAGTACGAGTAGGTGGTCTCGCCGTCGGCCTCTGGACAGGGCACAATGTTCTTGCGCCCCTTTGTTGCCGTCAGTATGCTGCCCGGTTCGATACAGTTGGAACGGGGCGGAAGGTGCAGCAGGTTGCCTGGCGAAAAAATCAGAACAACCACAAGGGCAACGACGCCCATTAGTAACGCCACCTTGGTCTTTGGGTCCATGATGCGCGCGTACGTGCCTTTGGTCGAGTAGTACAGGGGCGGTAGTAGTTGTCGTCGCACACGCACGCACACGCGCTGCAATGTTGTGCCTTGATTAGCGTGCAGATAATTTCATCTACGACGTGCACACGTGCGTCTTGAACCAGCGTGCTAAAATGTACTCTCTTCCCAACAGACGCATCTGCCAAAAGACACACTCACACACACACTCCCATGGACCCCGATGTTACGACGACGAGAAGCGGCGGCAGCGACAGCGGTTACGGCGGTGGCACCAAGCGAAGGCGCGGAAATGGTCGCGGTGGTGGTCGCGGCAACGATGGCGGCGCGTACGAACCGTACGCAAAGACGGTTCCGGCCAAGATGCCGCCGTACCTGTTGCCATTCTACCAGTTTATCGACCACGAGGGCGACCAAGAGATTAAGGAGCGCAATCAATGGAACACTGCCTGCGTGTGCAACGTCACGCTTGAACACTGGGACGCGTTTGCTGCAACCGGCAAGCCACGCAAGCCGAGAACGGCCACCACCGACGACGCTTCAGGGCAAGCGACCCGTACAAAACCAAAACAACCTGGCCCCGGGAAGAAGAACAGGAAGGGCACGCCCGTAGACGCCAACGACGACGACGACGTGGACGAGCGTGACATTGCGCTGTCCCCCGCCGCGGCGGCAGCAGCGGTAACAGCATTCGCCACCGCGGCCGATGCGAGTGGGGATGGGGGCGACGGCGACGAAGACCCTGGGTCGACGGCAGCGGCGATTCCAGCAAAGGCAAGGTCGCGACACGGCGGGAGGCGCGGCGGTGACGGTGGCGGCGGCGGCGGGCATGTTCATATCCGCCGTGAGTTTAAGCAATTGCGCAGCGAGATCCGCGAACTTGCACACGAGAAAAGCGTACAGCCCAGTGTTGCTAATCGTCTGATTGAGCGTGTTCGTTCCATCGAGACGACTCTTCTCGCTGCCGCCGCCGCCGCCACCGCCGCCGACACTGTCGGTGACGACAATGAGTAAAAATTTCAACCCCACATGTCAGGCGCGTTGGTGTGGCCGACGGGGGCGGGCGTCATGTTACTCGACGACCTTGCAAACATCACGACTGTCGGACAGATCGAGACCGGGTCATATGGGTGTGTCTTTGAGGTTCGTGTCAGAGGCGACACCGTGATGGCACTAAAGAAGATCGAGTATGCCAGAAGGCACGGCAAAGGCGACGACGACGACGACGACGACGACGACGACGACGACGACGACGACCGCTGTGATAGCGACAGTGTCGACAAGGACCGTCGTGATATCCCAGCGAGAATGTACAGAGCAGAGGTCGAGGTGCATCGACGAATGGAGCACCCCAACATTGTGGCGTTTTTCGAGTCCAAATCCACGCCTAGCGCGGGCTTTATGCTACTCGAGTACGTGCCCGGTACCGACATGCGCGCTCTGCTTCTTTGTCACGCCAATGGTGTCGATGCGGCGCTTGCGGTACGGTACACGCGCGACCTGTTGTCTGCACTGGCGTACGTACACGGGTGTGGCGTTGTGCATAGAGACTGCAAGCCCGAGAATCTTCTTCTAGACGAGCGCACCGGACGATGCAAACTCGCCGACTTTGGTAATGCCGCAAACACGCGTGCGCCGATGGCGATCGACGTGTACCACCGGGACACGCCGATGCGCGTGCGTATGCTAGGCTACACGGTAGAGTATGTAGCACCAGAGGTTTTAAAGTGCAAGTCGTTTGATCCAGCAATCGACGTGTGGGCGGCTGGCATCATTGCATTCGAGTTGATGCACGGCACAACACCGTTCTTTGACAATAACGACCGTGTCATCATCGGAAACATCAGCGGGTTTACTCGGTGCACGCCACTGAGGGAAAGTCTTGCGCGCGACACTGCGTTTGTCGAGTTTCTCTCGAGGACCGTCACACTCGACGCACGCGACAGGCACACGGCCTCGTCGCTACTCACCTGTGCATGGCTCACCGCAGATGAGTAGATGCGAAATAAAAAATCACACTCTACGACGACGGGCGACGCCAGAGCCGGTGGTTAGTTACGTTACGTTACCGCCGCGATGAACAGCACACAGAGAATCGACGCACGCGCCGAGGCGTGGTGCCGCGCGTGTTGTAGCGGCGGCGGCGGCGGCGACAGTGTCACGCCCGTCGTGCACGTCAAGGGAGAGATTGATGCAGAGTGTGCGATTTCGTTTGTTGATCGCATTAGCCGAGCGTGCCACGATGGTCACCGCGTTGTGCCCATAGTTATCCACTCGACGGGCGGCGAATCGTACCAGGCACTCACGATGATCAACGCACTGACACACCTACAGCGCACGCATCCCCACACAGTGTTTGCAACGATCGTGCCGTCGCACATCGCCTCGGCTGCGTCATGTCTGTTTGCCTGCGGTACGCCAGGTCACAGGTACATGGCGCGCGACGCTACGATCATGGTGCATGACGGGGTGGCGTGTTTCGGCTCGAGTAACGACGAAGTGAACGTGCACCAGGCATCGAGGATCGTCACAGAGACGAAACGCATCGACCGCCTGTTAAACCGAGTGATGGAAGACCGATGCGGCCAGCGTCGCGGCTTCTTTGACGACACGTCGAGGCACGTCGACGAGTACATGTCGGCACGACGCTGCAAGAAACTCGGCCTCTGCGATCACACATGGGTTCCCGTGCTAGAAACACGCATCGTTGTGAAACAGGCACTCGTGCGTCCGTCGAGACAGGTCAAACAGGCCCCATTGGATTGTGTCAGCAACGACGACGACGACGACGACGACGACGACGACGACGGCGACGACGACAACGGCGACGGCGACGACGACAACGACGACCGCTACCGACGGTCAACGTCACCCAAGAAGCGTCGCAGAGTCCGGTAGGACAATACACTGTTGTTACATCTGGAGGACGCCACATTTATCCACTGCTGCCAACAACAGTCCTCGGGTCGTCGTGGTGTAATGGTAACACAGTGGTGAGATTTTCAACAAAACACCAGGATCGATACCTGGCGACGGCATTTTTTTTGCTAATTCAATGGGCGCCGGTGTCAATGCTAGTGGCGGGAGCCGTAGGGGCGAACGCGGGGAGAGGCAGTGGTGTGGGAGTAGCAGAAGTGGCGGTGGCGGCGGCGGCGGCGGCGGCGGCGGCAGCAGCAGCGGCGGCCGAGTCGCCGGTTTTCTTCAGACGCTTTCCACGTGGCTTGGTTTTCAGCACATCGGCGCCGGTGTCCCCCACCCTGTTCGACGACGGTGCTGACGCCGCTTTGCGTCTCTTCTTGCCGGCTGTGGATGCAGGGACGTCGTCGAGGCACGTCTTCTTCTTCTTTTTCTTCTCGGGGGGCGTGTTGTGTGTCGCGCGTTCGGCGCCGGTGAACAGTGCTTCGTAAAGACGCCGAGACATGGCAGGTCCGAGATTGCGTTTGCCGACCACAACTCGCGACAGAACGGCGGGAGGGTTCTCGCTACCTTTAAACGCATCGAGTAGCACACTGAGTGACGGAAACTGCGCGGCGATGGCACGTGCCTTGTCTATCGACATGCCCGACATGCACTGTAACTGTGACAGGTACACTGCGTCCTGTGCTGTCACCTTCTTCTTGGCACCCGCACTGCTGAATTGGTCAAACGCCAGCGTATCGGTGCCCTGTGCCACCTGTGTGACGTACTTGGCCGCACGCTGCAACACGTGGACGACGTCCTGGGTGCCACGGGGACAGTACAGGATACACACGTGCTTGGCCGCTATGCCCATGTGTGTTTGCGCCGACAACATTTGCTTCATCTGCGTGTCGTCGACGCGGTCAAACGAGCCACAGATCAGGTAGAAGACGTGCTGCACACCGCTGGCTTGCAGGCGCTGAAACTGGTCGCGATACCGGCCGTCCCTAATGCTCGCCAACAGGTCGGCCGTCGTCTTGCGCTCGAACACGGCCAGCACCCCGCGCATGGCAGCCGCCGGCGTATCCTCGCCCTCTTCAGACTCGTTGTTGTCCTCGTCGTCACCATCACGCGCCCCCACTGTTACCGACGACGACGGCGACGACGACGACGGCGACGACGACGACGGCGACGACGACGACACTGTCGCCTCTGGATCGGCAGTCACCCCAACGTCATCGCGCAAAACATAGTCTCCCAGATCGAGTTGCTGTACGCTCACCGAGAGCCCCTCGGCGCTCAACGCATCGCGGATGGTCGCATGATCACGCTCGCGCGTGTCGATGATGACGTGCATGGGGCGCGTGTGCGTGTAGGCGCTCGGTGGTGTCGTCGATAAAACACATTATCGCGGGGCACACTGGGTCGCACGTAATTTATCGCGCTTACATAGCAGTCTCGGTAGTCGCCGCCAGGCGCGCTGTAACAGCCGCTCGCAGGGCCCCGAGTGTCGTGTCGTTGCGCAGCACAGTTGCACGTGCCTCGGCGCTGTCGTCGACAAGTCGCCGGCGCACCTCGTCGATACTCGCACGTTCCGTGTCGTTTGCCGCGTCTACGCCCGCCCGCTCGATAAACCACACCTCGCCACCGCAGTCGAGCACCCGGCGTGCCTCGTTGTAGTAGCGACAGTCGCTGATGACGAGCGGACTCTCGGGGCGCGCCTTGGTAGGCGGCAAGCACGCGTCGATCCACACTGACGACGACAGCGCCGTCCGCGCCCCGTGGCCAATCTTCACGAGGTACTCGCGTATCGACGGTACTCTGCGCTTTGCCGTGTCATAGCCTCCGTGCCGCCCCAGGATCGACGTGTACGACTCGTGCTCGCCGTGCTCGTTGACAAGCGTCGCGTCAAGGGCGCGGGCAAACGCGCGCACGCCGTCGGCAAACGCCACTTGTCGGTACGTACCGTTAGTCGCGTCAATCACCATGCCGGCAACCGTGTCCTTGCCACACCCGGCGTACCCACACAGGCCTATCACGGCGGGGGTGGGGGCGGTGTCGTCGTTTTGCATGTGTGTGTGTGTGTGTAGTTGCAAAGGATCAAGCAAAGAGCCAGTAAACTTATTTAGTGTCAAAGACGCGTGTGATTTATTCTTATTGTCCCGTTACACATACATGGCGCCAGTACCGTCGTCGTCGTCGTCGTCGACGGCTAGGTCCGTGCTACGCAAGTTGCACTCTAGCGGACGACGAGGAGCAGGGGGTGGGGGATCAATGTCATAGGCAAGTCGCATCATCACAGAGCGCACGTGGCGACCGTGTTGATGTCCAAGTGCTGAAAATGGGGAAATCGTGGTGGCGGTGGCGGTGGCGGTGGCGGTGGGCTGCGCGCAAACACCTGGTCCCCCCGTGATGGCTAAACGCGCGATAGCCTCAAAGCAGCACCATGATGGACGTCGTGACCGTGGCGCGCCAGAGTGATGCACAACGTTTGCAGCAATGCGCGCAGCAAGACGAAAGTCGGCGAGAACTAGCCGTGCACGCGTCGTCGACGGCGACTCTTTGATGCTACCACCGACGACGACGACGACGACACTGGCACGCGCGCCTGCAATCAGTGTACGCGAGCAGGCATAGGCTGTTTGAACACAATGTGCAAATAGCAACAGGGCGACGCATTCGGCAAAGCCCGCCTCGACAGCCTGTGTAATCGCCCTGGGTTGATTTTTCCTTCGAGCGTGTAGCGATGCTCCTGCCGCCAGGAGCACCGGGATACACGACGACACGTTGTTTGAAGCGCACGCGTACAACGGCGTGCCTTTGCAGATCCCGGGTATCCTATCAACGTCTACGCCGGTGTTTACGATCAACCTCACGCGTTTGTGCGCGCCGATGATACACGCAGCATGTAGCAGCGTGACACCAAACACATTCTCCGTGTGTACATTGGCTCCCGCGGCGAGCAAGTGATCGAAACAGCACGCGTCGACGGGCTTGGCAGACGAGGTCAGTTGGAAGAGAGCGCTTTGCTTGTGTATGCCGTGACCTAGGTTCGGATCGGCACCGCACTCTAACAATGCACGCAGCGTCTCCACGTCGCGACAGTTCCCTAGGCTCCACGTGATCAGTGCCGTCTGACCGCTAAAGAAGATTTCATTCACGTCGTGCCCGGTGGAAACAAGTGCCCGGATGCACGCGGGGTGACTTATTCTAGTCGCAACGCCAATCTCCGTGCCAACGCTGCCGCACGTGTACAAGCACTCGGGGCACGACAGGGTGTGCGACATGGTCGTAACACGCACACACACACACACACACACACACACACACACGCATGCGCGCGCGTGTGGGCTGAATGATAAACGAGAGAATATCATGGCTTTGAAGATACGCGTCAAAACAGAGGGTGAAATTCTCGACAGCAAAACATAGGGTACGCCAGCGCGTCAGGATGAGCGGCGGCGCTCTGCCATGCAAATCGTGCCAAACCTCCGAGTTCCATCCTTCTGTGATAGAAGCCGCGATCCGCGCTGGGCACGTCGACTGTGTTCGCGCATACGTTGCCAATGGCGGAGATATCAATGCCAGCGGACTTGGTCCTTATGGACATGCTGCGCCTATTTATTACTTTGCAACCTACCGGAACCACGACGTCAACATGTTACGCGTGCTAATCGAGTGCGGATCGCGTATATCAACGCGCTGTCCAGTGACGGGTGAGTTACTCCTCGATAGTCTCTGTTGCGAAAATGAATGCGCAGAGTATGAAATACTAGAAATGTTGCTATCGGCCGGAGTCGATGTTCACACAGTGGACAATGACGGATCCACAATATTACGGGTGATGTGCGAGCGAGGAATTGCGTGGCCCATCCACAGACTGGCAGAGGCCGGTGCGGACGTCGATTGCTGCGACGAAGATGGCGACACGTTGCTGATCATGTGTCTCAGGTCGTCGATGATGGAGCAACAATGTCTCGTGCATGGCATAACGAGTCTTGTCTACGCGGGTGTGAATGTACACGGTGCCCTTTCACAGGTGTACACCACGCACCCCGATGAGATGAACGTGTACACCAGGACTCCCAAGTGGGAGTTGTGTTGGTCGGGTGTCTGGCAAGAGTGGGGGGCGGTCAGGATCTTGGAAAATCTCTTGATGCGCGCACACCGCGTGCTCGCCGCGTACGCATGCGCCAGGGTACTTATCACAGGCGCGCGCGCGCAAACACGCGCGCCGTCGCACGCACGTACCGTCTTCTCCGACTATCACATCGTCACGGCACTCGTGGCGCGTACCGTGTTGCCGTGCGACGCGATGCCACTTGATTCGCCGTCGCTGTCGGCACTGGAGAACGTAACTCGTCTCGCAATCACAGGGGTTGCTGCCTCTGCGGGAGACGACGGCGCGTGGAACTACAAGGTCAGAAAGACATTGATGCACCAAGGTCTAGGCCCAATGCCCACTACACTGAACGATTTCCTCGACGCGGACTACGGAGACGCCGAGATTTGCAAACACGAGGAGGGGTTTGACTGCCAGAGGCTTTACACAAACACTGAGGCATACGCCGCAATGGTGGCGTCTACCAAGAACTGACGACATTTGTCGAGTCGAGTCATGTGTGATTTAGTTTATAAACCACCAAAGTCGTCCCAGGGCAAGGAAATGATAGGCCGCGTGAGGGAGTCGAACCCCCACCGTGTCAGCGTCCGTCCGCATTTTGTGCGAGACCGACAACGACGTGCGCTCCGTGCGCCACCGCGGTTTGTCAAGGATGGAGGGTGATTAGGCCCACCCCCCGAGGCCAAAACGGCAAGTCAGTCATCCCAAAGCAATCCGGTTGTAGTCGGCGTCGGCGTCGTCGTCGTCGTCGTCGTCGTCGCGACCTTACCTCTGTTGTCCGCTCTCTTTAGCAACACCCCCAGTCGCCGTCGAGATCACAGCCTACGTGACAGAAACAGCAGCAGCAGCAGTGCGCACGCACATACACACAAGGAGATGTGAAGACAGGACGGACAGAAAGTTATACAATGCGGCGACGACGTACCTAGTCAAACCTACCTATGGATCGATAGTAGAGAACACTAGATTGTCAACATTGCAGCAGTCCCTACGACGACGGG